TGCAAGGCCTAATGACATCCAAAGAATCGACATGAATCCTTTCTTAGTAACAGTTCCTGCTAAACTAAGTATTCCATACATTAAAACCATCGCTCCAACAATACCAACCATTACTAATAAACTTCCCGCAATAGTTCCTCCAGAATCATCTTTTAATATCATAGGAAGCCAATGTATTGCTAACGCAAATGATACAATACCTAATGCTAATGCTGCTAATCCAAGACCTAAATATACAACGGATTCTAATCCTCCTTTAATAATTTTTTGTGCTAAATATAGTGCTCCAAACATCACTATTAAAGCGATGACAGTTATTCCTAAAAATAATAACACATCACCAGGTTTGCCTAATTTAAGTATAGCTGCTGTTAATAATAAAGCTCCTGCAAATCCAAGAATTCCTAGTCCTAAATACAGAAACCCTAAAGAAATTTCTTTTAATGGTTTGGAAACTTCTTTTAAAGATTTTCCTATTTTATCGAATAATGAAATGGCTTTTTCAACTCTTCTTGCATGACGGCCATCACCCATTTCATGCATAAATTCATAAAGTTTTCGAAGAGTCATGATTCCAGCATCAACTCGTTTTTGCCGGAGATTACCTAATTCCTTTAAATTTTTAACTAAATTTGGTAAGGCTGCTGAAATTTTAACTATTCCTTCGGCAAATGAGCTGAAATTTTTTCCTTTATCTTTCTCTGTAATCTTTGAAATATCCTTCATGAAGTTTATAAAGGATTTTTTTGTAGATTCTTTAACTGTACCGAAAGCGATCAATTGGGCTGCCATAGTTATGGCACCTTTAATACCTCCCATGACGGTTCCTCCGCCACCAGCAGGTTTTTGATCACCCATCTTTTTTTCGATTTTTGATACAGTAGTTAATATTCCCTGTAGTAATTCGTTAGCATTCTTTGCCATTCAAAGGAATTTTATTTATATATCCTTATAAAAAGAAAAAGTGCCGCTTGGGCACTTTCTTCTAATGTTGTTCGAACGCATCGAAAACTGCATTCACCATATCATCTAGGGAATAATAAATAGGAATTTGGGGTCGTGCTAATTTCGTTTGTATTTCTACATCTTGCTTTCTTTCGTATTCAGGATCAACTCCTACAATTACTGGTCGGTCTGTAGCTAAAGCATATTTACCATACTCAAGCATAACTATTGGATTTAATGATCCTCTTGAATACCAGAAAAATAATATATCAGCAGTCATTAAATGTTCAAATTCCCAGGTAATTTGTTCTTCGGCAGCATTTGGATCTCCAATTGGAAAATTAGCTCTTCTGGGACTATAAATAGTTAAACCATCTATTATTTTTAATTTTTCAAGTACTTCTTTTTGCCAATCAGGACAATTAGTTATCCCGCCAGCCAAAAACATGTGAACATTATTACTATTCTCTATCGAATAAATTTCATTAGGGGCTTCAATTATTAACGCCATATTATCTTAATTTAGGAGGTGACATTTTAGGAAGTTCAATTTTAGGAGTTTTAAATCCGGCATAACTTGTGCTTCCTGGTTTATAATCGCTTGCTTTTGGAGATTGAGACTTATATTGTTTTTCGTATTCTTTTTGTTGTTTTTTGTATTGCTTCTCTTCTTCGTCTAAAGCTTCTTCAAAATTCTTTAGCATGTACTCAATTCTATAGAACTCAATTTCATCTAACTCTAAAGGAGATAAATGGAGTCTATAGGTACAAATAAATTCAATTTTAAACCAATTCTCCGAATGGATCTGAAATAAGGAAAATAGATTTAATCCCGCCTTGAAAGGAAAGCGGCACAGTACGCTCACCTCCCTCCTCGTCCTTGTATTTGACTACAGGGTCGACGGTGTCCATGAAGATTCTTCTTATTTCAGTTAAAAGAGAAATCTCGGCTGCAGTCCAGTTATGGGATTCCATGATTATTTTAGAGTAATTGTCATCTGATAATCCTCTCCAATCATGAATTACAAATGGTGCAAATGAAATGAAATCTTCATCAATAATTTCGTTTCGTTGTCTTTTACGAGTAATATAGTTTTTTAACCAGTTTGTGACACCAACAGAAGGAAGAGTAACTCTCATTTTCTTTCCATTCTTAAATGTTAAAACAAACATTCTTTCGTTTGGATCGTAATATCTCATTAATCTTTCGTCAAATGTGATATACTGAACCATATCTTTGGTCACATCAATTTTGGATGTTTCTGATGTTTTGACTTGAAGTTTATTTTCACCATTAACAAACGTAAATTCACGAATTGCCAAAAGAATATAAAATCTATCAATTTCTTTGACATCTTTCCAAGAAGATATGGCCATTCCTGGGAATTTTATTTTGGCACATCTTTCAAGGACATAATTAAGCATATCATCAAGTAAAGAAAGATTTTCTTCATTCAATGTTGACCAGTGACGAATTTCTCCTGCAGTTGCAGCACGAATCAATATTTCAGTTCCATCAGGATAAAATAAACCCTGAGTTGGGAGATCTGTGATAGGTAATTTTTGCCACCCTAATTGATTCGAAAATTGAACATGTTCAGGAGTTTTTTCCCAAGGTTTCTGAACATTTGAGGTGTCTTGAATTGGGTTTCCAACAGGTGGAGGAGTATTTACTTTAGAAACAGAAGCTTGAACATTATTGTTTTCAATTCTTTCAGCAAATTCTCTTAATTTTTCTTCGTTGAGTTCTGATTGTCCAGCCATGACTTTATACTAATTTAACATTAATAGCACTCATTCCTCTTGATCCTTTACGTAGATCAAATTTAACATTATCATCTTTTTTGATTTTATCAATACACTCTGATGCGTGTACAAAATACTCGTCGGATGAATTTTTATCTTTGATAAATCCAAATCCTTTTGTATCATCAAAGAACTTTACTTTTCCTTCATTCATAAATATACAATTTCTTTTTATATATCATTATATGTAAAAAAGTTGACTTGGTTTTAAAATAAAAAAGGGAGATATATATAGATACCTCCCTTGTTAATGATACGCAATGGGTTTTAAACAATAGATTCGTCCCAAAAATCCACTGCAAGAGTAAAGTTTTCAATTTTATAATGTTCATCAGACATATATCCAAGTTCTGGAGCAGGAAGTTGTGACATTGGGAATACATTGTAACATTTCCACTGCCAGAATGGATTTGCAGCTCTATCATACATAGTTATTAACATCCAAGGAGCAACATAATCAACCTTCAAACCAGTTCGACCAGTTAGTGGGTCATAAACTAAGTCACACCATTTTCTTAATGTTTTTAGAACATATGCGCTTGGGGTTCTATCTAGGTTAACTTCAAAAGTAATTCCTACATCCATTGTGGTTTTATCTGGCTTAGCACCAGCAAATCTTCTAGTAGCCCATTTATACTGTTGTTCCATAGGTGAACCAGGGAATGAATGAGAAACCAATCCGGTTATATTTTGAACTTGTTCAAGCAATAAATTAGTATTCTCATCGCTGGAACCTACTCCAACTGGTAAAGCTATCTGAATCGTAAATAGGTTAAGATACACGGGTTCATATAGCTCTTGAGCTGCCCTAGTGTTTTTCCAGTGAGGTAGTCCGAATGAACCTTGACTCTTAAAATCTGCCATATTGCGTTAATTTATTTTATATATTTCAAAATTAAACTGCTGTAAATCCACCGCTGCTCGCAGTTCCTAATTTGTTTACGGTGATTCTATTTATAATTTTTTCCATTCCTTTGTTAATCCAAACTCCAATATCAATTATGGCAAAACCTTCGTCGATTAATTCATTAGTGTTATTAGACTCATCCATAACAATTTCATAATCATAAAGTGCTCCGGCATCTTTAATTGATTCAAGAATTGGAGTGATTGAGTTTACAATATTTAATCTTGAAACTGGATTGTTGTAATCGAATACGAAATTCTTAAGAACTTCTTCAACCTGTAATTCGATAGTATTTAAGAGCTCTCTCACGTGTAAGAAGTTGTAATCACTTCTAACAGTTTGGAAAGAAGTTCTGTTAGAGTAAATCATAACCTGTCCGCTCGTTGCTCTTTCGATAATTGAGTTATATCCGAATGGTTCGAGGTAATCTCTATCTTGCTGGTCTAAATTGTATTCAACTCCGCCAACATTTGAGTTAGCTATGATACCATTTTTGTTTGCAACAATTGCAAATGGATTTCCACCTAAGAACTTTCTAACGAATGTGTTAGATACGTCTGCTGCTGGTGGAACTAAGAATACTCTATCATTATCAACATATCTTAAATAAGGGCCAAATATACCGCAATAACGTGCTCCATTATCTTCTGATGGGAAGCTAAATGTAAATGCTCTTGGCATATCAGGGTTACCACCTTCAGGAATCCATTCTGTTGAGAAGATCGGTTTAGGATCTACTCCAGGAACAAACATATCGCAGAAGTATGGATTTTGAGATGTTGAGAATTGTGCAATTGAAGGTGCACTGATGATAGCAGTACATTTACCTCTTTTCTTAGCAAGTCTTGATAAATGAGCTTTACCTCCAAGTTCCGGTCTAAGACCATAAGCCATAGTATCAACAATATAACGATATTGAATCATATCTGGATTTGTTAATCCTCTTAAGATTCCTTTATCTTCAAGCATTGAGTAAATCTTTTTAACACCTTCTTCAATATTTGGAGCTCCATTTTCGTCGAACCCTGGCATATGATTAGCTGTCAAATTCAAACCTTCAAGTTTGATAAACTTATAACAAGTTGTGACGGCTGGATCATCAATTTCTTTTTGTGCAAGTATAGTTGTTGCTGAAAAATAATTAAATATTGGTTCAGCTGTCTCAATTTTATAACTATTTTCTGAAAAATCATAAGTCTTTTTAATAACTCTAGTTACACCAGGAATAGAATCAGTGCTGTCCTTTTTAACCAATGTACCGATAGTTATTAATGTATTATCTGCTGACGAATCAAGGATAAATGTTTTTCCAGATACAGTATCAACATCATGAATGTTAATAGTTGTATGAAATACAGTACATGGCACATCAATATCATAACTTAAGAAGGTTTTATGTACTGGACATGGGGTACAATCTATTAAATTATGGCCTACTAAATCAACAACATATTGTGCTGGATCAAAAGCTGCTCCATCTCCAATTTCCCACTGAAGATCGTTTTCATCCCAAATAAGTTGATCAAGTGCTTGATGATTAACATTTAGGAGAACTCCCGTTAAAGGAGTGGAAGCATTAACAATATCTTCAATGAATTGATTTGCGCCGGTTTGATCTCTAAATTCTGGAATAATAGTTCCTGTCCAAGAACCAATTAAACTAACCTGTGGAAGATTAATAAAATCAGTTAATTTACTTGGAATTAAACCATCAGCATTAAAATATTTCGAGAATATAGGATCTGTAGAAAGTTTATCATATTTTGTCCAATCACCTTCAATTGCAAAAATTTGAATGAAGAACTCCTTCATCAAATCATATGGTCTAATCCATTCAAATGGAATGTTTGTATCTGCACCGTACCATTCTTTTGCATAAACACTATATCTCTGTAATCCAACGGCTTTTCTTACAATAAACGATAAATCTCTTGTTCCGACGTTTGCCAACTGAAGTAATGGTGCACTTTCCGCGTTAGCTGCTCCATACTTATTTTGAACGATACCTTGTAAATAATCTGGATCTGATTTCCAGAATCTTTCTCTATTAAAGAAATTAATATAAAGATCCTTTGGAATGTTTTCAAGGTTATTGACTAAATTCCATGGATCATTATTTGAATCAACTGAAAGAGCAATTAATGAAACCTGATCAAGATTCTCATTTATTGAGGAATCCGGAAGGTTGTTTGCCTTTAATAAGTTCAATGCAAATACTGGAGCTTGTAACAAGCAAGTATCGATAGATCTCTGGAAGAATGAACCCTTTCTTTCTAACTTAAGGTCAATATCTCCAAAATATTTTTGGCGATCTCTTGTAGATCTGATGAACACTGGCGTATTAAACGGTCCAATTTTTGAGAATCCTACAACTAATCTCAATGACTGTGTAGTAACTACGATTCTTTCAGATTGGTCAATCTCGATTGTATATACTCCCGCGGATTTAAACTGAGATAAATCTAAAGCTAATTTTGCCATGGAATTTTTTCTTATTTTAATTATATATCAGTCTTATTTTAGGACAAAAATTACGTTTTAAATCGATTTATATAATTAGGATTAAATTTTCTTTTTTCTTCTATACCTCTTTTGGTTTTTTCACAAAATTCTTCAGACATTTTCAATCCTTTATTCCAAATGGTATATTTTTTCTTTTTATCTTTATGAATTTTAGAAAGTTTCTTTCTTGTTTCTTCATTGTGATGTGTAACTCCTCCTCTTTGGTTTAATCTTTGCTTTTCCTTTGTTTCCTCTGAATGTTTGTACCATCCTTTTACTCCCCCTTCCTCCAGTCGGGCTTATATTATATCCATTAGGTACAAGCGTATTAAAATTTTTTATGTATTTCTCTTCCAACTGTCATTTTGCTTTGTTTTTTAGGTTAAACTTACGATGATAATATAAAGCAGGGTGATGCCGTAGTACCACCACAACGCTTTTTTCATGTAGCTCCTGAGGAGTCCGTATATCTCTTTTTTCATGTAGCTCCCCATGATTAAAAACCATTCTTAATCTCGGTAAAAATACGAGCTATGGTAACAACAATCAACGCTCCCATGATAATGATGGTAAGAGCCCAATCGTAATACTTAACAATTGTTTTCATTTTAATACATTTTTAGGTTAAACATTAAGCGGAGCAGGAGCTACGGTGGCTCAAGGCGTAGCTCCTGGTCACGGGTTTCACGTGACGCTCCCTAGCTGTTTTTTGTGTAGCGGTTTAGAATAGCAAACCGTCCTCGGTCTCAA